GAACAAGCAAATTGTTATAGAAGGTAAACGTGTAGAGCTAGAAGCAGTAGTAGATGAATTAGTTGGTGTTATGTCAAGAATGGAAACCCCAACACCAGTAGGAGTTGATGCAGCACCAAGAACACGAGTACGTTTTATGAGGGCAATGCAGCAAGGTAAAGCTATGGTAAGACGTATTGAGCATTGGGCAGATGGTATGGATGGTGCAACAAAAACTGGTCAAGGTTTAATTGGTAGCGTAGTTTTAGAACGTGATGAGGTACGAGCAGGTGCATTTACCAGATATATATGGCGTCCAGTAAAAGATGCATTAAATAAATACAGAGTAGAAAGAGCTAACTACACAAAAAAATATTCACAAATGCTTGCAAAGTTAGATATGCCTAAAGGAAAGATTGTATCTGGAGAATTTGGTTACACATTTGGTAATGCTAACGGTGATTTTGGTAAATCTGAATTGCTTGGTGCTATGTTGCATACTGGTAATACAAGTAATTTACGCAAACTTTTATTAGGTCGTGGTTGGGCAAATATTAATGAAGATGGATCGTTAAATACAACTGCATGGGATATTTTTGTAGCTCGTATGATTAATGAAGGAGTTCTTACTGCTAAAGATTATACGTTTTTACAAGAAGTATGGGATCTTAATGAACAGATGAAACCTCTTATACAAAAAGCACATAACGATGTATATGGATATTATTTTAAAGAAGTAGAAGCAACACCTATAGTTAATAAATATGGGTCATATAGAGGTGGTTATGTACCAGCTAAAACAGATCCTTTTTTAGTAAGTGAAACAGAAATAAAAGCAAAGCTAGAAGATTTAAGAAGTGAGTTTAGACAATCATTACCCTCTACTGGTAATGGGTTTACTAAAGAACGTGTAGAATACAACAAGCCATTATCGTTAGATTTACGCATAATGACTAAGCATATAGATGATGCATTACGTTTTGCGTTTGTACAACCTGCAATAGAAGATACATTTAAAATTTTAAAAAATAAAACATTTGCAAATAGATTATCAGAATTAGATCCGACCATAATGGACAATGCATTGATGCCTTGGTTAAATCGTTCTGCTCGTCAAACAACAATGACAGCAGGTAGGTTTAAAGGTTTTGATAAGTTTTGGACAAAAGTAAGGGCAAGTACTGGTGTTGGAATAATGTTTGCAAATATAAGAAATGGTTTGCAACAGTTTACAGGATATTTCCCTGCAATGATAAAGGTAGGGCCTAGTTATTTAAAAGGTGCATTAGCGCAGTATGTACAAAATCCAATGTCATTCCAAGAAGAAATAGCAGAACTATCGCCTTTTATGAAAGAACGACAATTTAACCAAATATTTGATGTGCAAGATACATTAAATCAATTATTGATTAATCCAAATGCATACCAAAAAGTACAAAAATGGGCAGAGAGACATGGATATTTTATGCAACAAGCATTTCAAAACCAAGTTGATAGTGTAGTTTGGTCTGCCACTTACAACAAAGTTTTAACTGAAAGTCCAAAAACTATGTCTGAAATAGAAGTGCAAAAGGAAGCTATACAACAGGCAGATGCAAATGTGCGTTTAACACAAGATAGTTTACAGGCAGAAGATTTAGCAGCATTCCAAGTAGGTTCACCTTTTTATAAAACTATGGTGCAATTTGGTGGTTATTTTAATATGATTGCAAATTTAAATGCTACACAATATAAAAAATTATTTAGAGATTTAGGATGGCGTGGAACAAAAGGCCAATTGTTTATGACATATTTATTAGGTTTTGCTATGCCAGCTTTTGTTGCAGATTTAATAGTTAGAGCAACAGGTGGTGATTTAGATGATAAAGATGAAGACGGATATATAGACGATGTTGCAGGTTGGTTTTTTGGTTCACAGTTTAGAGCAGGTTTTGCTTTAGTACCATTTGGAAATATAGCAATTGTGCCATTTAATTCATTTAACGATTTACCATATGATGATCGCATAACAACAAGTCCATCAATATCAACTTTAGAAGCAGCAACTGTTGGTACAACTAGAACTCTTATAAATGCTGCCAATCCTGATAAAGAAGTAACAGGTAAAAATGTAAGAGATGTATTGTCATTAATGACATTGATTACTGGTATACCTTTTACATCTATTGGCCGTCCTATTAGTGTTCAGTTTGATATTAATAGAGGTGTAATAGATCCAGAAAATACACCAGATTATATAAGAGCATTAATTACAGGTAAAGCTAGTCGCAAAAGTAGGGAATAAGGCGTAACCGTAATAAAGAAATTTAGTAGTAGCCTTAATAAGATAGTGAATAAGTCTAGTTAATGACGATAAATTCGACTACAAGAAAGACAAATCCTTTTGTAGGTAACGGTTCTGCACATACTTTTCCTTTTACGTTTAAAGTTTTTACAGACGCAGATATTGTTGTAAAAAAATTAGAAGCTAGTACAAGTATAGAAACAACATTAACTTTAGGAGTAAACAACGATTATATAGTTACTCTAAACGCAGACCAAAACAGCAATCCCGGTGGTAGTGTAACTTTAAAATCTGGTGGTAATAATTTAAATTTAGCTAGTGGTTTTAGTCTAGTTATTACATCTGCTGTTGAATCTTTACAAGGTACAGATTTAACAAACCAAGGTGGATTTTTTCCAGAAGTTATAAATGATGCATTAGATAAATCTATAATTTTACATCAACAACAACAAACTGAACTAGATAGGTCTATTAGATTTTCACTTACTAATACTATTGGTAGTTTAGAAATTACAGAAAACGCAGCAGCTAGAGCTAATAAAGTATTAGGTTTTGACGATAGTGGTGAATTTAACGTTGTACAAGAATTAGGTGTATATAGAGGTGATTGGGCAGCAGGCCGTTCATATAATGTGAGAGATTTTGTAAAAGATACATCAACAAATAATATTTTTATATGTGTCTCAGCGCATACGTCTAGTGGATCACAACCTTTAACAACTAATACTAACTCTGCTGCTTGGAATTTAATTGTAGACGCAGCGTCAGCAGCAACATCTGCAACTAATGCTGCATCATCTGCTACCGCAGCAGCAGCAAGTGCTACTACAGCAACCAACCAAGCTAACACTGCAACTACACAGGCTAGTACAGCTACAACTAAAGCATCAGAAGCAGCAACTTCTGCCACTAATGCAGCAACTAGTAATACAAATGCAGGTAATTCTGCAACAGCAGCAGCGTCAAGTGCGACTAATGCTGCCAGTTCTGCGACAACAGCAACAACTCAAGCTAGTAATGCTTCTACCTCTGCAACCAATGCTGCAAATAGTGCAACGGCTGCTGCATCTTCGGCAACGGCTGCATCAGGTTCTGCATCTACTGCATCAACTCAAGCAAGTAATGCTTCATCATCTGCTAGTGGTGCTGCTGGTAGTGCTACAACTGCAACAACAAAGGCAAGTGAAGCTGCTACAAGCGCAACAAATGCTGCTGGCAGTGCAACATCCGCAGCGTCTTCTGCTGCATCTGCACTAGCTGCTTTTGATAATTTTGATGATACTTATTTAGGGCCAAAATCTAGTGATCCTACTGTAGATAATGACGGTGACGCATTAACTGGTGGTGATTTATATTACAACACAACATCAAACATTATGAAAGTATACACAGGCTCTGCTTGGGTTGCTGCATATGTTCCCGGTGATGCTGCAAATATAGTTTCTGCTGCTACAGGAGATGTAGCTGCAACTAATGTGCAAGCTGCAATACAAGAATTAGATACAGAAAAAGTACCAAGAACTAGTACTAGTGGTTCTGCAAAATTACCATCTGGTAATACAGCAGCTAGAGATGGCAGCCCTGTCGTTGGGATGATACGCCATAATAGTCAATTAAATTCTTTTGAAGGATACAATAATGGTGCTTGGGGTTCTATTGGTGGCGGTGCTGCTGGTGGTGGTGGTGAAAAGATTTTTCATGAATCGGAAAATACTATGGATCAGGATTACACAATAAGTACAAATCATAATGCAGTTGTACCGACACCATTTACAATCAATGCTACACTGACTATTAATAGTCCTTCTGTCGTAACTTTTGTGTAACTATGGCACTAACACTTAACGGCAGCAACAATACAATAGGCGGTTTAGCAGTAGGAGGATTACCAGACGGAATAGTTGATACAGATATGCTTGCTGCTAATGCAGTAACCGCAGCCAAAAGAGGTGCAGGTGCTATTCTTCAAGTTGTTTCTACAACAAAAACTGATACCTTTTCTACTTCTACTACAAACAGTTTTGTCGATATTACTGGAATGACTGCAACAATAACACCAACATCAACAAGCAGTAAGATTCTGCTTCATTATGATTTAAATATGAGTGGATCAGAATTATTTTTTATTCAACTTGTAAGAGGTAGTACAGCTATAAAAGTTGGAGATTCAGATAGTGCTAATAGAGTGGAATGTACCCAAGGTGGTGTTTTTCCAGCTATTAATGCTGATAAAGTTGCGATTATGGCTGGTTCTTTTCTCGATTCACCAAATACAACATCTGCTACAACGTATAAAATTCAAGGTAGAGTTTATGCTGGAGGTAGTCAGAGTTTTACTGTTAATAAACCTAATAATGACACAAATGCAAATTATACAGGTAGAGGTGCATCAACATTAACACTAATGGAGGTAGCAGCATAATGGCTAATTTAGATCATAACGCTATAAGAAAAGCATATCCTGACGCTGTAACTATTGATGATGGTACAGGTGCATTTAAGGCAGATGGCTCACAGATAACACTTGTTCAATCTGATATTGATGCTGCAAGAGTTACCTTAGATGCTGAAGCAGCTGCTGTTAAGTACAAAACCGACAGAACAACTAATGGATCTACAACATATCCTGCCATAGGTGATCAGCTGGATTTACTTTGGCATGCAATAGATGCTGACCCAGATTTAAAAGTTAAGTTTAGTGCATTTTATAATTCTATTAAGGAAGTAAAGGACACTAATCCAAAACCATGAGTACATTAAAAGTCGGAGGAATAAGAGGAGTATCAGCATC